CTTCGAGGTGGGATTCGGTGGCCTTAACCAGATGCTGATGGGCGTCAATGCCGACGGCACTACCAGTACCGCGCCGCAGATCGCCCTGGGTGTAGAGTTCCCCTACATGCCGACCAAGGGGACACACTACCGCGGCATCGCGATGGTGAACTTCTTCGACTTCTACTGGGGCACCAACCCGTACATCAGCGACATCGCCTTCAACATCGAGGTGTACTACGACAAGTGGTATCCCGAGCGCAAGCAGATCGGTGTAAACGCCAACCCCGCGCACATCATCTACGAGTGCCTGGTCAATGGCGAGTGGGGGTTGGGCTATGACCCATCGGTGCTCGACGACGATTCGTTCCGCGTTGCGGCCGGCATCCTGTACAACGAGGGGCTTGGGTTGTCGCTGTCGTGGTCTGAGACCAGCACGATCGAGGAGTTCATCGACTCCATCAACGACCAGATAGACGCCACGTTCTTCTACAACCAGAAGTCGGAGAAGTGGACCCTGCGACTCATCCGTGCCAACGACCCCGTGGTCATGCCGATTGGCCCGGACATCTGCAAGCTCAATTCATTCTCGCGCCGGATGTACGGCGAGACGGTCAACGAGCTGACGGTGCGTTGGGTCAACCCTGCCACCGAGGAGTACCAGGCGCTAACGATCCACGACGGCGGCAACATCGAGGCCACCGAGCAAATCATCCCCGGCACCAAGGACTACCCGGGCGTGCGCAGCGAGAGCTTGGCGGCCAGGCTCGGGCAGCGCGACTTGCGCGCATTGAGCTCGACGCTGGCGTCTGCCGAGATCGTGGCCAACCGCAAGACCTGGGTGCTCAACCCGGGCGACATCGTCACGTTCACCTGGCCAGACCTCGACATCGTGGCCATGCGTATGCGCGTCACGCAGACCACGCAGAGCCAGGACAAGTCGGACATCACCATTGCCATGGTCGAGGATGTCTTCGGGCAGGCCCAGGCGACGTTTAACGGTGAGCAGCCAAGCGACTGGGTGGACACGCGGACCCAACCGACCCAGTTCGAGTACCTGGCGCCCTTCGAGCTGCCATTCTGGTATGTGTTCCAGGCCTTTGCCGGCGTCGTCCCCGAAATCGAAGTCACCTATGGCACCGTGCTGGCCGGCACCACCAACTTGGGCATCCAGTCGGCCCGCCTGTTCGCTGAGCAGATCCTGCCGAGCACCACGCAATACGTGCTGGCCGACACCGCAAACTCGACGCCCACCGCAGTGCTGTCGGTTGCCTTGGGCCAAAGCTGGCAAAACACGGCGACCATTCTGGTTAGCAGCCTGACCAATCGCTCACGCATCGAAACCGACTCGTTCGCCATCCTGGGTAGCGGCGACACCGCCGAGATCGTGCGGGTGGTGCAGAACATCGGCAACGGCACCTTCACCCTGCAGCGCGGGCTCATGGACACCCACCCAAAGGCCTGGCCGGTTGGCACGCGCATCTGGTTCATCGGCAAGGAGCAGTTCCCGGTCGACCCGACAGCCCGGTCGATGGCGCAGTCGGTCAACTACAAGATGACCATGCAGACCTCGCTCGGCACCACCGAAGTCGCAGACGTTCCGGCAACACCTGCCTATCTGGAAGGCCGCCAGGGCCGACCATACCCAGTGGCCAACGTCCGAATCGAAGGCGAGTATTGGCCAAGCACGATGTCGGTAACTGACGGCTATCTGCGCATCGACTGGAACACGCGCAACCGCCTGCTGCAGAACGCTGACGCCCAGGTGCTGTGGAACGCCGGTAGCGTAGCCCCTGAAGCCAACACCCAGGCACTCGTGTTCGCTATGCAGGGTGGCGTGGTTGTATCCTCGGTGCTGGTGCCCGACGCTTCCACCGGATTCGTCGAACTGCCCGTCGCAGGGCTACCAAGCGGGGCTACCCGCATTGTCGTCCGCACGATCCGCGATGACCTGGACAACTATCAAGACTTTATCCACGACATGACACTGACCCTCGACCTGCTTAGCGGGTGGGGAGCTGACTATGGAGCTGACTGGGATGACTAAGCCCAACCACCTAAAGGGAATGCACGATGCCTGAAAAAATCGCACCCAACCTGAGCCTGTCGTATGGCTGGACGCCACGCAGCGGCGGTACGCCAGGCGATAGTGGCTGGGGCAACCCAGTCAGCAACAACTTCAAGAAGATCGACGCGCTGCTCGGCCTGTCGGTGTTGAGCGTGACCGCCACAACGCCAGCCGTGACCGACAACGGAACGCGCTACATCGTCCCGGCAACCGGCGCGACCGGTGACTTCGTTGGGCAGGGCAACAAGGTGGCCGTGCGGGTCGAGGGCGCGTGGAACTTCTACACCCCGGCGCGAGGCTGGCTGGCCGAGGTGGCCGCTACTGGGCAGATCGTGAAATTCGACGGCACCGCCTGGGTCGATGTGCTGCTGCCGATATCCAGCGACAACGTCAACCTTCTGCCCGATACCTATAGCTGGGGAACCGCCGTGCTGCCGACGCTTGTTGCCGGTACGCAAACGGTCGTCACCCAGGCTGTGCCAGAGGCGCTATCCGGCTATGGTCTGAAGATCACCACCGGCAGCACCAACCAGTCGCTGTACACAATGTTCGCGCCGGCCAACAACGCGGCCAACTACAACATGGCGTTCGAGCCCGGCGACTACATCGTATCGGCCTATATCTCGTCGACCACGCCAGGTCACAAGGTCGCTCTGGCCCTTACTGACGGTGCGGCCAAGTTCAGCCCCGACATCACGCTGACCACCACCCGCACGCGCTATAGCTTCGTGGCCAGTTTCACCGCGGCGACCAAGATGTCCATGTACCTGCTGAGCAACCGCAGCGGGGTCAACGGGGTTGAAGTCATCATCGACAGCCCAATGGTCTCGCGCCGGTTGTCTGCAGGTTCGTCGGTTACCCCACCAGCCTTTACACCAGGACCATCGGCCGCGCGTGTCGCAGCCGCCACACAGGTCAGCTCGCTACATGTCAACACTGCCTCGGGCACGCTGGTAAACGGCGCGACCTACACAAAGATCAGCCTGTCCACGGTAGCCGAAGACACCCGCTCAGGCTGGAGCGCTGCCAACTCGACCTATACGCCAGCCGAGTCTGGTCTGTATATGGTTGAAGCCATGCTTCGGCCCGCTCGGTCTGGCGGAAACCCGCTACCCGCGTCGGCCAACTTGCAGCTAGGCTTTGGGTCGTCGGCGGCTGATGGGGTAAACGTGGTCGCCGACTCCAGTCCAGACCTCAACCCATTCACCGTTCTGTTCTGCAAACCGATGAGGCTGACAGCAGGTACAGCGTATTTCATGTTCGGCCAGCACAGCCACACTTCACCTGTGGCATTCACTTACGCCGAGCTGAAGATCGTCAAGATCGCCAACTGACGCGGACGACGGGCGGCCGGTGGATGTGTAATATGGCGCCCATTCACCGACTGCATGTCGATCAAATGAAAAGGAGATGGCCTGATGGCTGATCAAGATTACCCGCACCAGTACGAGGCGATGGAACAGTCCGTCGAGCGCGTCGGTAATGCGGCTCTCGCCTATGAGCAGACCCTGGGTGGTGCGAAGGATGTGCTGGTGCCGGTCAATGGCTACCCGCCTCAGAAGACGGTCGAGGGCCGACTGGCGGCAATGGTCGACGAGCGCAGCCTGGAGCCGGTGGTCACTACTACGGCTGCCGGCCTTCTGGTTACCCGGGGCACCGGAAACACCAACCGGTTCTTCCGCGTACCATCCAGCGACCCCGAGATCCTTGAGACTCGTTACCGTAACGATGCTGGGGTGGCCACCAAGATCAGCGACATCCCACGGACACTGACTCGGTATGGCAGCATCGTGCCGAACGGTGCTTTGCGTAATGCAGGGCAGGGCAACCTGACCTATGCCGATATCGCGCCTACCGTGGCACAGCAGGCACCGGTAAAGCCGATCACCGAAACCATTCTGAACGGCCTGGGCTGCAATTACGGTTTCGCTCTGCTGGCCAGCGATACCGTTCAGTCAGGTGGATGGGTGTCGATCGACTTTTCGCCTGTTGGGCAAAACGGCCCGTTTAGCTTGTTCGGCTCGGTGCTGGTGTACTCGCCGACCGGGGTTTGGAGCTTCGGAGCCAACAACGGCCCAACGGTCGGTCGTAACCTGGACGACGGCACCAGCATGTCGCAGCGCATGACCGCCTATGACCAGCTCAGCGCCAACGTTCGCCGCTACTACGTTGCGTTTGAATGGCCAGACCCAGCAGACCCGCTGTATGTGGCGCGCTACCGCATCGGCATGACCACCACGATGCCGCGAACCGAGGACTACTACTTCACCGGCCTGTGGCTGTCGGTGGTGCCAACGTCGCAACGCATTGCTGGCCAGGCCATGAGTTTCGCCGATACCCTGTGGCCGAACTGGGCGACAGGTGCGGCGGCCCCAGCCGTTGCCTCCACGCAGATGGACGCGCAGATCGCTTTGGAAAAGCGTATCGCCGTGATGGAGGCCAACACCGGCCTAGCCCTTAGCCGTTTGGCCCGGGCGCTGCTTAACCCGCTGCACTCGGTGTACGTTACGCTTATTGGCGACAGCATCAGCTGGGGATCTACCGTTACCGGCATGGGCCCAACCGAGCCTCGTGGCCACCAGCTCACCGACGTTCGCAACAACCTGACCAGCCCGAGCTGGGCCAACCTGCTTCGCCAGTATTTCGGGGACGTTTATTCCTACGGCGAAGTTACCGAAGACGCACCTGGTTCCGGCTACTACACCCGCGAGCATGTCGTCGATGCCACCAACGGCGACCAGAAGTTCCGCTTTGCCAGTGCATCGTCCAAGGCACCGATCCCGGCATCGTCGGTGACCGTGGTGACCCAGCCCAACGCATTTTTCGGTCGATACATCAACCTTGGCCCTGGGCAGTGGTATCTCGAATTTGATCTTGTCGGCGATAACCTGACAGTTATCTACGCTGGGGCTGGCGCAACGACGCCCGCGACCTCGAAGGTGGCCATCGTGGATGCCGACACTGGGGCCGAACTGGGCAGCTTCCTGTACGGCTATGGCTCGAACTGGTCGCAGACCGCGGCGATTACTTTCCCCTATGGCAAGTACCGCATCCAGATCCGCGACGTATCCCCCGACCAGCGCTTCCGCTTTGAGGGGCTGAAAGTCACGCAGAAGATCCAGCTGGTAAACAACGGCATCAGCGGCACCTGGTCCGGCGAGTGGCTGCCAGGCAGCTCGTTGCTGAACGGCGGTGTCCCGGCAAACACGGAATTCGTATTCGCCATGTTGGGGACCAACGACCGGTTGAACTCCCAGCTACCGATGAACGTTATCCGCACCAAGGACAACATGCGTCGGATCATCACCGAGCTTAAGGATGTACGGGGCAAGGACATCATCCTGATGTGCGCCAACGCCACACGGCCAGACCTTGACTACCCAGGCAACACGACCACTTACAAATACTCGATGCAGGATGTGTCGCGGGCATTGCGGGATCTGGCCCAAGAGATGAACATCGACTTCGTAGACCACTACCGCACGTTCAAAAAGGCAGCCGCCCGTGGCGAGAACCTGCTGGCCGACGGACTGCACCCGAACGACGCCGGCCACCTGCTGATCTTCAACACCATCGAAGACCGGATCGCCCGTTACATGAAACCACGCTAAACCGCGAC